GTCCAGTACAATCATTGTGTCACTGGTATCTGCGGGGGCATCCCTGCTCGTGTGCCTTATCAACAATCACTATCAGACGATAGAGAGCGACAAAAAGCACGAGGCCAACATCATGCTTGTATCCTACAGGTTGGAACAGCTCGAAAAGAAAGTTGACCTTCACAACTCAGTTGTGGAGAGGGTCTTTAAGCTTGAAGAGTCAACCAGCTTGCAGGAGGAGCGACTGAAGGTAGCAAACCATAGGATTGATGATTTAGAGAAGGGGGATGACAGGAAATGAAAGAAATAGACTGGAAAAGAAAACTGACGAGTAGAAAGTTCTGGGTGAGCATTGCGTCTTTTGTGGCGATGATGTGGATTGCATGCGGTGGCGCAGAGTCTCAGGCAAATCAGATCACTGCGTTAATCATGGCAGGGGCAACCGTCATCGGGTATACCATCGGCGAAGGGCTTGCTGATGCAGGGAACGCATCGGATGATAGTAATTATTAGTGGTCTGCTTGTTTGCTGTGTGGTTTTTCTGGTGGTTGATCTAATCACCCTGTACCGATTACATGAGGAGCACAAGGATGAGCAATGAAGATTTTATAACCAATGTGGCATTTTATGTGCAGAAATTTGCCCCGCAGTATGACATCCGGGTGAACAGCCCGGTTATAGCTCAGGCAATCCTTGAGAGTGCGTGGGGCAAGAGCACACTGGCATCAAAGTATCACAACTATTTTGGATTGAAGACGGGCACTGGATGGACTGGAAAGTCTGTCAACATGAGGACTCAGGAGGAGTACTCACCCGGCACGATGACCACCATCACCGATGCTTTCCGGGTGTATGACTCCATGGAGGCGGGCATCAAGGGGTATTTCGAGTTTATCCAGTACCCAAGATACAAAAACCTTAAAGGCGTTACCAGTCCGCAGGAGTATCTTGAGAGGATAAAAGCTGACGGATATGCGACAGCCTCAAACTACGTCAGCGCAAACATGAACATCATCCGTCAGTACAACCTCATCAGGTATGACAAGGATGCGGTCATAGAGCCGCCAAAAGCCTCTCAGAGCACGGCAAGCACTCCCGCCTATAAGTTTACCGTCAACGAGGTAAAGCTGGGCTCTCAGGGCAAATCAGCGGCACTCATGCAGAAATGCCTCAAAGGGCTTGACTATACCGCACCGGGCGGAACGCCTCTGGTGATTGATGCGGATGCGGGAGCGGCAACGATTTATGCGCTGAAAACATTCCAGAGCCGGGCGGGGCTTACGCCTGACGGAATTTGCGGAGAAAAATCTTGGAAAATCCTCCTTGATGTATGATAAAATCAGATTTAAGGAGGATGAACTATGGAAGACAAAAGAGTTGACCCGGTTCCGTACCTAGTTTATGAGGGCGAGATGGCACGGCAGGAACGGCACATAAAACGCCTTTGGGTTTTATGCATCATCATATTTGCCGCCTTGATCATGACCAACGCAGGATGGATATACTACGAATCACAGTTTGAAGAGGTTGTGACGGTAACTCAAGATACACCTAGCGGGAACAATAACTATATAGGGAATAATGGGAACATAACAAATGGCACGTCAAATTATCACGAAAACCCGGAGACGGAAGACTGGCGGCAAGAGCGGCTACCGTAAGTGCAACATTTGCCATGGTACTGGCAGGGTAAAAGTCAAGAGATGAAGCATTTTGCAGACGTATCAAATTCTTGCTTGCAAAGTCTGATCGGCGAGTGGATAAAATCCGAGCGGGACAGGAAAATCATCAGCAGACGGTTGATAGACGGAATCTGCTATGAGCCGTTAGCTGAGGAATTCGATATGTCTGTCCGCCAGATAAAGACGATTGTCTACAAGTCAGAGCAGATACTATACAGGCACATATAGAGAAGGAACCCCTCACCCACTGAGGGGCTTCTTTTTTTGCACGAAAACCGCACACATAACGCATTTAGATTTAGAAACCCTCACGCATGGTCGATAATATGACCATCGGGAGGGATTTTTTGATGTATAAGCAGTACAACCCGAACCCGGACGGAAAGAGAACCGATGACTGTACAATCCGGGCACTGACAAAAGCTCTTGGGATGGATTGGGAGAGTGTATACCTCAAACTTGCCGTGGCGGGCATGAGACACCATGACCTGATGCATAAGAATTATGTATGGGATGACTTGCTGACGGATTATGGTTACAAGCGGTATGCGATCCCGAATACATGCCCTAGATGCTATACAATCAGGCAGTTCGCCCGGGAGCATCCTGAGGGGACATTTGTGCTTGGCACAGGTGACCACGTTGTAACGGTGGTAGATGGGGACTGGTATGACACATGGGACAGCGGTGATTGTGTCCCCATCATTTATTATTGGAGGAGCTATGGCATACAATAACTTTTATCAGTATCCGTACCAGTACCAACAGCCGCAACAGATACAGAGCGGCGGCTTTGTTTCCGTGAGGAACATTGAGGAGGCGTACAACTACCCTGTAGCACCCGGAAATTCCATCACATTCAAAGACGAAAATTCCCCGTATGTGTACACCAAGACAAAAGGCTTTTCCCCTTTGGAACAGCCAGTGTTTGAGCGGTACAGGCTTGTGAAAGAGGAAGATGCACCTAGAACGCCGCCTGTAGCCGATAATCAGCCCAAATCCGCTCCTAATTATGATGAGCAGATAAAATCCTTGCGTGAGGATATGGAAGCGTTAAAACGGCAAATAAACGCATTAGAAGGGAGAAGCGAGAATGGACAACAGAATCGTACAAATGCTCAGCCAGTTCATGGCAAACCCCGCACAGTACATGAGGGGCGTTCCGAAAGAGATACAGAGTAATCCGCAGGCTATCATCCAGAACCTCATGGACAGCGGGCAGATGACACAGGATCAGTACAACCGCTTTCAGCAGATGGCGAACCAGATGCGGAACAATCCGCTGTTCCGTCAGTTTTTTAGATAGGTATCAATGCGCATTGATATAAAAATTAAACCGGTTGCCGATATGTGGCAATCGCTAACCGCATCAATTAGCGGTAGAAAGGAGCTTTTATGGCACTTACAGACGAGAGCAACAGCATGGTTATGCCTGTTGCGCCCATGTATGGAAACGGCAATGGTATGTTTGGCGGTGACTGTTCATGGTGGATTATCCTTTTCCTGTTCGCGATGTTCGGCGGGTGGGGAAATGGTTTCGGCGGCGGCTTCGGCGGCGGTGACCTGTATCCGTGGATGAATCAGGCAGGACTGACCACAAACGGATTCGCAAATCAGGCGAACGGCATGGCGCTGAACGGCATCCAGAACGCAATCACGAGCGGCTTTGGTGATGTCCAGACAGCTCTGTGCGGTGGTTTTGCGGGAGTGAACTCCACTGTAAACGGAGCGCAGAACGCACTCACACAGCAGATGTACACAAACCAGATCGCAGACCTTGAGAGGAGTTTTGCGGCTCAGACAGCTCAGACCGCAGGGATGAACTCTTTACAGGCACAGCTCGCCCAGTGTTGCTGTGACAACCGTGCGGCAACTGCTGACCTCAAGTACACCGTAGCGAGCGAGAACTGTCAGGATCGCACCCAGTCCCTGATGAACACCAGAGACATCATTGATTCCCAGACGAGAGGAACACAGGCTATCCTTGACAAGCTCTGCGCACTGGAACTGGATGGCGTGAAGAATCAGCTTGCACAGGCACAGAGAGAGAATGTCGGTCTCCAGAATCAGCTGAACATGGCAACAATGCAGGCGTCTCAAGCGGCTCAGACTGCTACATTCCAGCAGGGACTGAACAATGAAGTCGATGCTCTGTATAATCGCCTGAGCAACTGCCCGGTTCCCTCTGTCCCGGTATACGGCAGAACCCCGATTTTCAACTGCCAGCAGAGCGCCTGCGGCTGTGGTATGTAAGGAGGGCAACAATGGCAGAATATCTTGCAAACGCTGTGCAGACTGTAGCACTCAATCAGCCCGCACTGTTCACCGCATCTATCCCCTGTCGGAGAGGGTACGTGTACCACGAGGATGACACTGGGATTTTTATTCTGCGTGGGATGACACAGAACTGTTTTGCACGGTATCAGGTCACATTTAATGGCAACGTAGCAGTTCCCGAAGGGGGAGCCATTGCGCCAATCGCAGTTGCGCTTGCTGTTAATGGTGAGCCGAGGCTGACGTCTCGTGCGATCTATACCCCGGCGGCTGTGGATGAGTACGGCAACGTCAGTTCCACAGCCATTATCACTGTGCCGAGGGGATGCTGTTTCTCCCTGTCCGTGCGGTATGTACCTGCGACAGAGGATGCAACAGCCACTCCTACGCCTGTGATAAACGTGCAGAATGCAAATCTAGTCATCGACAGAATTGCCTGACAGAAAGGAGTAAATATGGATTACCTCAAAGACTTTTACGAGATATGCGAGGTGCTGTCGAGGGAGCTGTCAGATGCCAACAATAAAGTCCGTACATCTGGCGGCAAGCTGTCTGGCAGTGATCTTGATTACATTAACAAGCTCGCTCACTCCATTAAGTCCATCAAGACTACCATTGCCATGATGGAGGCTGACGGCGGCGCGTCCGGGTACAATCCCAACTACGGAGTGTACAACGGACGGAGCTATACAAACGGAGACAGCTATGCACGGAAACGTGACAGCATGGGCAGATACTCCAGACGGTATTCCGGGCATGACATGATCCCGGAGCTGAGGGAGCTGATGGAATCCGCACAGGATGACCGCACCCGGATGGAGTTTCAGACATTCATCGAAAAATTAGAGCGTATGTGAGGAGGGAGCGCCTTGATAACAGAGATTGACCTGCGGAAAGCGATCGCAGAGTGTCAGGGCGCACGAGACCCGAATGCGAACACCTGCATCAAGCTTGCCTCATATTACACCATACTAGACCATATGACGCAGGAGGAACCACAAATGGAGCAACTGCGGGGGTCATCCTTTGCGGCGGCTCCATATGATAGCGGCACGGAGTTTTCCAACGCCGTCAGGGGTCGGAACATGGATGAGTTACTTCCGATTCTTGACGAGCTCATGACAACCCTGCAAGTTATAAATCCACGCCTATATGCTGGTGTAATGGCGAGACTGTAAAAGGACGGGCATATAGCCTGTCCTTTTTACTCCTCTGAAATTAGAGAAAATTCTAAAATAACTATTGACATATTGCAGGCAATAGTTTATATTATAACTAGGTTAAGGAAAACCACTACAGAGGAGGACATAAAAATGACAATTGAGAGATTCGGAAACGGTTACACAGTTTACTTCTGCGGCGATGAGTTTTACTTCGATACAGAGGAACAGGCACAGCAGTTTATCAAGGAGGTAGAGGGCTAAACGAGGAAAACTGAATATGGAATAGAAGAACCCCGCATCAGCGGGGCTTTTTCATGTCTTCCTCTATCAGCGACATAATCAGGGATGCTATGCTCATCCCCTTAGATCGTGCGTATTCCACGTACACCTCCCGCTTTCCCTTTGGTATCCTGACGGAAAGCTGATCATAATGTGCCTTGTGGTATTTCTGCGTTGCTTTGTTCTGTGATTCTGTGTAGTAAGTTCTGGGCATGTGTCCACCTCCTGAGGGTATTATACCGCAAAACGGCATTGCTAGCAATAGGGAATTGCCGTGTACAGATTTAGAAAAAATCTAAAAAAGTTGTTGACATATAGCAAGCAATAGTTTATATTATAACTAGGTTAAGAAAAATCACTATAGCTTCTGCGAATAAGAAATCACATTTGAAGAGATTGAGGAGGAAAACAAAATGGCAGGCAAAGAGTATTATTATTGGGTTGATCCAGACTTTCATTACGGTGACTTCTCAGTGCCAAAGTTTGCACTCATCCGTGGAGAATGGGGCGATGAGGGAAAAGACAGAGAGACTGAAGAGGTCATTCTTTGGGCGGCTGACGAAGATGTAGACGGACTCTTGGAAGCGGAAGAGGCCGAAGATATGGAGACCGGGTGGAAGCTGATCGATAAGTACATCGAACAGCATCTGGGGTTTCTCCCGGAGTACGAAGTGG